TCCAAATCTATTTTTTATTACGTGCCATCGACCAGTTCCTGCTAATTTATCTTCAATCTTTCTACTTAATGATACCACAAAATCAGCAGTCATCAATTTTGAGAATGAACCTGCTATTGATGTGCCTGTAATAACATCTGCATCTGCCCCACTTCGATTAATTTGTGATGCTGTATATAACGGGCATTCATATTCACCAGCAATACCTCGTAATCCTTCTACTAACTCTTCTAACTCTTCGTGTCGTTCTTTTCTACTATTACCCAATAATAAATCTGCGTAATCACAAATTATCACATCAGGCTTCTTACCCTGCAATGTTAATTTATCAAGACTCGCTCTTATTGCGTTCAATCCAGCAGATTTAGTTGGCCAATACTTAACTATCAATTCGCCTGATAAATTAGAAACCTGTCGTTCTACTTCTTCGATGTTATATTTTAGGTTAGGTACTGCTGTACCTGTTAGTATAGCATCATATCTCTGACCTACATAACCTTCGTTTAACTCTAATGTATAATGAACCACAGTTTTACCAGCTTTTACAGCTGCCATCCCAACATTAATTAATGCCCAAGATTTACCAATACCCGGAGGTGCTGCAAATAGTATAAGTTCACCTTTACCAAAACCACCATCTACTAATTCATCGATTACATCCCATCCAGTCGGAATAACATTTCTAATGTTTGATTCGTATCGTACTTTAACATCTAATTTGTACTCATGTCCGATATCAGTATCTTGTCCTGATTTCATAGCGTTATCAATCTTTTCTTTGATAACATCAAACTTACCTTCTTCAAGTAATTGAACAGATTCTAAGATAGCACCCTTAAAGTTTTGGTTTTTACAAAACTCCAACGTTTGTTCCTTAACATACTCTAAATCATCAGATTCTATTTGATTCCAAACTTGCTTTAAGTTATCTAAAACCGATTGTTTTAGTACATCCCTCTGTACCTTATCTATTTCAACTTTAAATACATCTAATGTGGGTAATTTAGAGAATTCATCAAAATGCTTTAGTATTATCTTTACTAACCACTCATTAGCCTCCGAATCAAACGCTTCAGGCTTCAAGATATCATATACAGTTTGTAGGAATATTCTATCAGATAATAACGCTGAGATTATCTTTATTTGAAAGGAAGTTCCGAATTTTTGACCAAATTTATCCATAGAGTGTAAATATACAACTTTTATTTTAAACTAACAAACTATTTTCTAGTTTGTTTTGAATATGTGTCTAATTCTGTCCAAGTGTTTGATAACCACACCTCTATATTCTTAAAAGCAGTGTATAGTTTATCAACCATAAAATCTTTTTTGAACTGAAATGAGTTTAATCCTTCAATTGGTGATTCTATCATACTACGGACTGTTGAGGTTATTGCTGCACTCAACATATCTGGTTCTTTTAACTGCATTAAATCGTAGTTCAATGTTAATACATCTTTACTATCCATTATCTTTGCTTTTAGCTTCTCATCATCAAGATTCTCTACATTTTCAAACAATTTATCCATACTCATATTATCTTCTTGAAGGAATGGTAACTTATTTAAAATTGTTTTAGGGCCTACACCCTTAACACCTGGAATATTATCTGATTTATCACCATCGAAGATTCTGAAATAGACTAAGTTCTTTGATGGAACTCCATATAACTCTTGCACATCATCTTTGTACATCCATTTCTTTTTAGTTGGTTGATATACAGATATTCTGTCATCAACTAATTGTAAGAAATCTTTATCGGATGAGATTATCATAACTTCTTTTTTGAATACATGCTTTGCAGCATATGCCATAATATCATCAGCCTCAACATAATCTACGAAACATACATCAATGGGTAGTAAATCTAAGTATCTCATCAACGTATTGAATTGATTCTTCATAGATTCTCTCTGGTCTTCTAAATCTTCGTATCCAGCTAATCTGTTTACCTTAGTCATCCCAGTTCTACCTTCCTTATAACCTTTATACATTTTCTTTCTACGAGTAGAACCACCCTTTCCATCAAATACCATAAAAACTCTAGTAGGTTTATTGTTTCGGATAAGAGCGCCGAGGGATAACAGAAAACCTGTTACCCCACCGACGTGATTCCCATCGTCATTTAAAGTTGGAACTGCTCCAAAGCATCTGATAAACATATTAAGACCATCAACAATCATTACTTTATCATTAACATCACCATGTGATGTTTTAGATAGATTGTCAACCATTTCTTTATATTTCGTGTGTATCATCTAATTGCGTTGTATCTGTGTTTGCGTTTTCGGATGCTTCTTTGTATCCTAAAATATATGCATCACAAATTTGTTTATACATTTCCTCTTTTATCTCTGGTTTCTCTTCCAATTTACCTTGAAAATCTTTTGCTTGAAATTTGATAATCTCACCAGTCTCTTTGGAAGTCCATGTGTACCATGCACCACCTTGTTCTAGTAACTTATATGTTTTCATAGTGTTAAGCCATGAAGCATATCTATCAATACCTCTATCAAAATAGATTTCAAAATCTATTGAACGTAATGGTGGTCCCATTCGGTTTTTAATAACCTGAACTCTTGTCTTAATACCGACTGCCTGTTCAACCCCACCAATTTTAGCGTTAAGTTTACCCATCTGTTTCATTCTCAATCTACAAGATGCGTGAAATCCTAATGCTTTACCACCTGATGTTGTATATGGGTCACCAAATGATACCCCCATTCTAACTCTCAACTGATTTGTAAATACCACTAAGATTCTCTCTCTTCCGATAAGATTTGTAATCTTTCTCATTGCTTTTGAAATGATTATAGCCTTTTGGGTTGCGTAACCCGCTTGGTCATAATCTGCAGCAAGTTCTACCTTAGTGGTAGCTGCTGCTACTGAATCAACTACAATTGTTACTAATCGTTTCTTATCAGATTTTCTTACTGATTCAATAATCGAATCCATTGCATCAAAGATATCTTCTACCGTTTCCAAAGGTACATAAAGTAACTTTGCGGTATCAACACCTAATGCTTCTAAAAACTCTTGATTGATAGCGTTCTCTGTATCTATGTATACTGCTAACCCACCCTTTTTCTGGCAGTTTGCTAATGTATGTGCAGATAATAGAGATTTTCCACTCGCTTCTAAACCCGTAACCTCAACTATTCGTCCAACAGGAAACCCACCATTCGGTCGATTCGATATTGCTAAATCTAGCATATCATCCCCAGTAGACACCCACTCCGTTAAATCGGTGGGTGTCTGTTCTGAGCCATCTAAGAAATATGCAGCTTGTGCCTGTCCTTTGAACTTTTTATTAAGATTAGTGGCGAGAAGTGAAGATAATTCATCACGTTTCGTTGCCATATCCTAATTTTAGTTATTAAATAAATCATCAAATGCATCCTTTACATCTGCTGTCTTCGAAGAAGCTGCTGATGCTTGTGGTGCTGATGTTTGTGGGGTATCACCTTTAAATGGTGATTCTGTTTGAGTAGGTTGAGTTTCAGATTCAGCATCTTCACCAACTTTCCCAGTTTCCATCCAAGTTTCCAACAAACCTTTCATTTCATCATAATCATATTTTTTGAACATTGAAGGTAACTCAATTTGGTCTTTCAACATTGCCAAAACATTCTTATCTTCTGAGATAGGTGTTTGATTTGGTTTAACTCTGATATAAGTTTCAGGATAGTTCTTACCTAATTCCTTTGCTGTCTTAAACTCAACTGTGATATCTCTACCACTAACTGGGTCTGTTAAATCACCATAATCTGGGTCTGCAAAGAAAGCAAGTAGTTCTTGATATACGGTTTTACCGAATCCCCAAAACTTAACTCCTTCTGATTCTTCACCACGAACTACAACGGGAACATAAGTTCTCATCTTAGGTGTTAAATCTTTTGATAAATTCCAATCGTTTCTATCACCAGTCGCCTTTAGTTGTTGAGCGAACTCTACTAATGGGTCTGCTTCACCATGTGTTTGGGGTGAAAGAATATTCTTACCACCAAAACCATAATGGAAGAAAAGTTCAATAAACGGATTGGATTCGTTGTGGATGTAAGGTACTATTCTTACTTGCTGTTTGCCGGGCTTCGGCTTCCAAAGGTTATCTGTTTTTGTTACCTTTGTTTGTAGACTGTCTAGTCTGTTTCGAATTGCATCTAAATCAATTGCCATAATTTACTATGTTTTTAGTTATTAATTATTATTATTTAAACAAATATACGAAAACTATTTCTAATTTCCTAATTATATTTCATTTATTATTTTTCAACGTTAATTTAAACCCATACGTTGACCTGGTCTTAATTTTTTATAGTGGATTTAAAACCACCGATTATTTATTTTACTAAGAGCGAACGTTACGCTAATTCTAAATAACCAATAAGTAATACATCAGCAACGATTGGGGAATACATCCCTCAATCATTACTTTGTAAATATACAACATTAATTTGGATATTCCTAATGTTTTGTTGTTTTTTTTAATTTATTTTTTTATACCGTTACCCAAACACTTTAAACATATTTTTTTAAGAGGTAAATTCACTGGGATTGTGTCTTTACAATATATACATTTAGACCATTCTGATTTATCTATGCCCATATAGTTCTATTTAATTAACGTTTATTATTCTGAAAAGATGTGTCTTCATTACTTTATACCCATCTCCATCAGTAAGAATCATTGAATTTTTGTAATTCTGCCAATCTACTTGGTATTCGTTATCTACTTTACCATTGTTTAAGTCTAATATCAAACTGTTTAATGAATTAATAGTGTATAATGTGTTACTTTCCTGCTTACGGTGTACCATTATAGTACTTGGTAAAAACTCTGAATCTGCATTTGGTATTATATTATAACTTATCACCAATTCTTTGGAAGGGTCTAACTTTAATATGAATATCTTTCTACTGAATATTTCATGCTTTTTAAATATAGTTTCTAATAACCCCTCAAATGAATTCTCATCGGTAAAGCTACATAATAATTGCGTTCTCACTCATTCTCTCCGTATTACTTCAATATATTATCTTTAATATATTTCATATCCACTACTTTTGAACCTTCTATTACAAAAGATGCCCCAAGTGTATTATTAGTTCTCATAGCTACCATATTATATTTAGGTGTTTGTGTTTTTGAATCCAAATGACTTAACATAAGACACGTAATATTCATATATCCTTTTGTAGCACCACCATGGATAGCCAATTCATCTTGTTGCGAGCTGGCAACTATAAGTACATTCTCAGGCATATTAGTAAATGCAGATACACGCTCTTCTACAAATTCTTTACCTGTCTTTAAGAAACTCCAAGCAGTTCCACTTCCATCTGGTTTTAATCCAAATACTTTTACTAATGGTAGTGATGTTCTTCCAAAGTACATTTCCTTTTCTAACTCTAACATATCTGTAAACAATGTTTGTAAATCTTTCTTTTGAGCAGATACTCCACCTAACATTTGATTTATACAATAATATGCTTTTGTGTTAGCCATTAACTTTCTAACCAAATCTGCAGTATAGGTTTTAGTTACAGGAAATGTACTAGCTCCTACTGCTGTTATACCTGCTTTTGTTGATTTAGTTAAAACTTTTTTAAATTCGTCTTGAACATTTTCATATACCAATTTCATAGCGTTAGCATCTTTAGCTACTGCCTCAACTTTATCATCTAAGGTTATTTTACCCTTTTTCTCTAAAAGTAATTCTTCATTAAGATACTTTTTATCTACTTTAAGGTTCATTATGAAATCATCAACTTTCTTTTCAGCTTTCTTTTGATTTTTCGTTAAACCTTTTAGATTAGTTTTAAAGTAAGATTGAAATTTATTACCAATTTGATAAATTTTATCAACTACCTTTTTACCAACTGATTTTACAAACTCTAACCCTTTTTTAAATAAATCTTTTAATCCCTCATCTAAAAGAATTTGTGAATTCTCATGTAAGTACATATTGAATAAATCATCATTAGATATCATTCCAAATGCTGATGCGAAATCCGAAGTAATTTTTCCTAATTGAGCGTTATCTTCTGCTTGTTTTAGTGAAACTTGAAAGAACTCTTCACCACTAGCTAATCTACATAATCCATTAGCTTCGTATGTAATCTTTTCGGATTCCATATTTTTTAAGAATGAGCCAACATTACCTTTTAGGATAACACAATCTGCCGTATTCTTTTTACCACCTTCAGTCTTTATATGTGGGTTCATCATCTCAGCTGTATAATATTCTTCTATTCTTTTTCCATTTGAATGAAGCTTTAAAGATTCATTAAAATAAAAAAAACTTCTAGCTGTAATTGGTCTGAAATTATAACTCCTATTTGAAAGTTTATTATTTAAATCATACATTAGCGTTCCAA